TAATCTAAGTAAACCTGCTGTGTCTGAACCTTCAACCGCTAAGGCGGTTTTTTTGGTTTCTAAGCCTAAAAGTCTAACTAAAGTAAAAAAGAACATAAATGTTCTTCATAAGTATCAAGACGCTGTTAGTCTTACAGATCGTCAGCTTAAGGAACTATTACATGCCGTTGGCTTTCGTGGTCAAGGACTTGTAAAGGCTTGGGCTGTTGCTAAAAAGGAGTCAAATGGTCGCCCATTGGCTTTTAACGGTAACGTAAAGACTGGAGATAACTCTTACGGTATCTTCCAAATAAACATGCTTGGAATGTTAAAAGAGGGTCGTCAGGATAAGTTTGGCATTAACTTCAATAGCGAACTTTTAAACCCTGTTATTAATGCACAGGTTGCATATCATATGAGCAATGGTGGAAAGAATTGGTCTGCTTGGCATGGTATTACGCCAAAGACTAAGGTTTGGATGACTAGGTTTCCTTCCTAGTTCTAGCCAAACTTGCTACTACTAATATGGTTCATTTCAATATGATTAATATTAAAATGACTTGGTAGCTCTGAAACCCATCTAATAGACTCTGCAAGATCCTCAGCAGTTAATGCTTGATCACGCTTTTCTATTTGTGTATCAATCGTGCCTGGGCATATTTCAGTTACCTTAATGCCATATGCAGGGAACTCTAGGCGCATAGTGTCAACTAGCGCCATCATGCCTCTTTTAGCATTGATATAGTTTCCACCACTGCGATATGGAACCTTTCCACCCAATGAACTTATAAATATAATAGTCGGAGACTTAGACCTTTGCATACATGGAACAAAAAGCTGAGAAAGATACATTGGTCCAGATACATTTATTTCGTATGCTATTCTAAAGTTATCCATTGTTTCATTAATAAGCATGGTTGGACCTGATCCTCCACCAGCATTATTTACTAAAAGGTCTAAAGTTATATCTTTATATTTTTCAAAAAATGCTTTAATTTGATCAGGGCTTGTTATATCCATCTGATATGTTTCAACATTATCTGAAACAAGCTCATTGACCTTAGAAAGGTTTCTAGAGACAGCTATAACCTTATACCCACTCTCAGACAGAAGCCTTACTGTTGCATAGCCTACGCCCTTACTGGCCCCCGTTACTATTGCTGTTTTCAATTACATACTCTGACTAGGATTAAGATCCATATGATTATGTATCCAATGACCAGGAACCATATACTTTACACCAGACTTTACTATGTGTGCTGTATGAAAATATGGAGCATAGGCTGGAAATATAATTATGCTGTTTGCTTTAGGCTTTACACCAAAATCAATAGCCTTATCAGCAACTGCTACATCATAATCTAGATCTACTGCTGGAGCACCTCTTACCCACCCCTCAGAGCTTGTCCATCCTCCATCATAATCTTTTAGCTGAAATGAAATCTCTCCACCTTCGCAGTCATCATTTAAGTACATAACTAAAGAGTAGCGAAGCGTCTGATCTCCATCTAGCTGATCAAAGTGTGCCCCCATTCCCATTCCAGTGTTGTACTTCTTTATATTAAATGTTGGAAATAGTCTTGGTTCATCAAAGTCACCTAAAGAAGACGCATAGTCTTTTGATACATTGTAAAGTGCAGTCATTACTGAATCATAGATGTATTTGCTTTTTTCTGCTACCTCTCCATCAAGGTTTTTAATTGCATTAATATCAAAAGTTTTTGTTTCACCATATATAAAGGTTTTATCATTTGAAGAAGTCCATGCTTTCCAAACATTAACATCTGAATCATTGTTTTGTTCAAGTGTATCTAACTCATTAAGAATCTTTTGAAAATTATCAAAGTCCTCAATAGCGTCAGTGTAGTAGTAAACCTTTGGATCTAATATTTCTTTATTCATAGCCTTCTCCTCCTAATACTTATTTTTTTCATAGAAGCCTGTGACTTTCATAAAGCCTACTGTAACATACCTAATTGGTCCTTCTCCTACAAATCTTACTCCATGCTCATATTCCTCATTGCCTGGAAAAATAAGCAAAGTTCCTGGCTTTGGTCTTAAATCTGAATCTGGTTTATTTTTAAAAAACAAAGTTCCATCTTTATAGTCATCGTTTATGTATAAGATAGCAGCATATTTAATAGATGGGTCTGTATGTTGATCCGTATGGGACTTTAACTCAACACCTTGCTGCATTCTTTGCAGAGTTCCAAATCCAGCAAGTTCTAGTGATGGGTCTGCCTTTGCAAGTAGATCTCCAAGTCTTTTTTGAAGAATACTACTTATTGGCTTAGAGGTTATGTTTAAATTTTTATCTTCCCACCCTTGGGTTATTTCAAACTTTCCTTCTTTTACCAAATTTTCTACATCATCTCTGCCAAACTTTTCCATACAAAATCTAGCAAGATTTTTTGTATATTCTATTGACCATTCTGCATTATCAGTATTTTTTATTATTTCTAAAATATTTTCAAGCTCATTTTCTTCTAAAAAGTTTTCTATAGATAAAATATGTTCATGAAAAATCTCAACACTATATCCAGCATCTTCAAACTCTTTTTTTAGAAAGACTTCCATTTATTATATCTCTTCTACTTTATACTTATTGCCATCTTTATCTAGCTTCCAGCCCTGCTTTAGTAGCTCTTGCCACTCCGCTCTTTCAACTTCTTGCTTTGCTCTGGTCTCTTTCATTTCTTCTGCCCAGGCATCTCTTACTTCTTGAGGATAAGCATCTTCTTCACGATCATCCCAGAATGAGCCTATGGTGTACCTAACTCCGCTGGTTATAAGAGTTACTTCATGCATATTGTTAAATCCACCGTCAAATGCAGCAAGCATTCCAACTTTTGGCTGGATACTTATATCTTGTCCTGGGAACTGTAACATTCCTCCTTCAAAATCATCATTTAAATATAAAAATGCTGCATATCTACTTCTAGTAAATGCACCAGAGTTTCCCTGCTCATCTGTATTGTCAGAGTGAATTCTTGCATATGCTCCTGGTTCCCATTTTTGTGTATGGTATCCAATCTGAGACACTATCTTTGGATCAATATCATGAACACTGGCAACTGCACTTACAATACCGTCTTTAATTTCTGAAAAAATATTAGGGCTAAGTTCTTCTGCAATAACATGTTCATCACCATCAAGTGGCAATACAGATGAGTAAGACTCATAAAAAGAAATTGGCATCCAAGTAATCAAACCAAGTTCTGCGTGCTTATCTAAAACTTTAACAAGCTTTGCAGACACATCTGGAGATAAAAAGTTTTCATATAAAACAATATCTTTTGTAAGTCTTATTTTGTTATCTAGATTCATTTTATTCTCACAGCTCCTTCTATTTCATGTCTTTGTGGATTATCTTTTCTAAACTGTTCCTCTAGTTCTGGCTGCATACTTGCCCAGACTTCTTTGCCAAACTCTTTTTCTTTTGCATACCACTCATCAGATCCTGGTTGATATTTTTGCCAGTACATTCTTGCTAAAAATTTATTTGCATTGTATGATGGCATAACTCCATGCAGGTATGGTTTTCCGTCTTCTGTCAAGTAATCTGGATGTCCTGATGGAAATACCAAAAGATCTCCTGCTTCTGGCTTATATTTAACAAGCTTATCTCCCATAGCAAAGTCAATTTCTCCACCCTCATAATCATCATTAAAGTAAATTGTGCAGGTGATTATAAACTTATATCCTGGAGCACTTCCTTGTTCTCTCATATAGTCTGAATGATATCTCATACCAAAGTTTTCATCTTCATTGCTTATATGATATTTTCCAATTGTTCCGCCAGTCCATCTCCATGTTTTGGTAAGCTCTCCTGACTCGTCTGTAGACAATGAGTCTAAGTCTACTTCAATATTATATCTTTTAATGTAGTCTTCTGTAACTATATGAAAGTTTTCCATCATCTCTAATGCAAAGTTTTTTTGTTCTTCTTCAGTTTGTGTCTTTGTTTCAATATTTTTTAAATTTCCATATTTATCACCCATAGAAAAAGAAGGTGTTATTGGAGACATGTATTCTCCAAAAATAGACCATTGAGTCCATGGACTAAAAAGTCTGTCATCTGACTCTGTTAAAGAATCCAACAAAACCTTATAAGATTTTGAAATATCTTTAAACATGTTTTTATAAACAAGAATCTTTGGGTATATTTCTATTGCTTCAAGGGTTGATGTCGTCATTTATGGCTTCCTGTCTCCAGTATGTTCTGTAATTTCCCAGAAAAATGGGCATGTAAATCTAAGACCACTTTTAATTTCTGTTACCCCATGAATATAGTTTTTATCTCCTGGAAAAAAATAAGCAGCACCTTTTTTTGGTTTAAACTGTACACCTTGATTTGGAAAATACAACTCTCCGCCCTCATAGTCTTCATTTAAATAAAACAAA